TTCATCACGAACTCTATCTTCAGCAGCTTTTATTTGATCAGCGGCTGGATTTCCTTTATTTGAGCCTGTGTTTTTACTACCCATTAGTCATCTCCAAGAAGTCGTTGGTCTTGAGGAAGTCCAAAAAAGTCCATTAACAGTGGATCTAGTATGTCTCCCGTTCCAACTACACTAGGATCATAGTTCGGGTTTGGAGTACCAAAGATATCTAAAACTTTTTGATCGGCTTGTTGATCAACACCACTAAGTACTCTTTCCAATCCTATAGCTTCATTCATAGTTCCTATAAAATCAAACGGGTTAATATAATTTAAAAGACCTGGCATTTCCTCATATTCTTCAGGAGATAAAACCCCTCTTCTTAAACGAGTAATATAATCGGTACCAACATCTACTGCTCTACCAAAAACTCCTCTTTCGTCAGATCCTTCAGCCAAACCTACACGGCCACCGTCTGCTTTTCCTATGAGTGTTGGACGTTCTCCAAGAGTTTCTAAAGCTTCTTCGTGGCTTTCGCCTGATTGTATTAATTGATTGTACAAATTGTCCCATTCACTCATGCCAATGCTGTCTTTGCCTGCGCCTAACAAATCTAGATAACCACGTTGAATTGTGTCAGTTATTTTTTCACCAAATATACTTTCTAAAAGTCCTGGCTCTGCTTGAACACCTTGTTCAAGTGTTCCTTCTGCATAACCTACACGGCCACCTTCATTAAAGAAAGGGTTAATATCTAAACCATAAGGAAAAGTATCTGTTTGTCGTGGATCATTAAATGGATTACCGGGTAAAGGAAAATACGTATTTGAATCAGGGTTTACTGGTGTACCATATTCAAAACGTTGAAATGGATTAATTGCATCAAATAGATCAGGTATAAGATCAAACCCTCCTTTATCATATTCTTCTGCTTCTGCTTTAGCTTTTTCTTCCATTTCTTTTTCAAAAGCCATTTGTTGTTCTAACAACTGTCTTTGAAGATCCGCCGCATCTAATACGTCTTGTTTTTTATTTTCACGCTCACGTTCTTCTCTACGTTTACCACCATAGTAACCACCAAAGCCTCCGCCAACAAGTCCTAATAATAATGCTAGGTCTTCTGAGTTCATTAGTTCCCGCTCTCTTTAATTGTTGCTTGCATATTTTTTATACCATCTTTAGCTAACGATACAGACGCTCGAAGTTTTTGATGTTTGTCGTTTTCTTCCATCTTTTCTTCTGCAAGTTCTCTGTTTTGCAACATCTTCATCTTTTCGAGGTTCAGCTTGTCTTCGCCTTCCTCTTCTTTGCGCTGTTCTTCGCGAGCTTTAATATCTAGTTCCCTGTCCTTAAGCTTTAATAGAGGATCATTTTCAATCTGATTCAGCACCTCTTTTTCAGCTTCTGCAAATTCTAACATAAATTCAGAAATTAGCACAGCTTTTCTTGCTTCTATTTTCTGTTGTTCGTTTTGCATAGTTTGTTGTATTTGTTGCATTTGTGGACTTTGTGCCATTTGTTGCATAGCTTGAGGGTCTTGTGCCATTTGTTGTTGCATCTGTTGTAATGTCATTTGTAGTTGTTTTAATTTTTGTATTTCTTCTGCAAACTCTACATCAGTTTGTTCTTGTGCCATCAACTGTATGTGCTGCATGCAATTCGTTTGTAGTGCTGCCATCGCTGGTGGGTTGTTTCTACAAATTGTAGTACCCATAAATTGTAGGTGTGCTTTCATATGTGATTGATGGTCTTGACCTGCAAACGCTTGAAACTTTTTACCACCTAACGCCATTACGTTTTCTGTTGCAGGGTCTAGTGGTTGTGGTGGCATTGGTGGTGGTAATAATGAATCAACATCTTTAACACCTAATGCGTCGTACATATGTCTGTATGCAAGATATATATTGTGCATCTTTGGATTAGACATAGCCAATTGTAATTCAGTTTGTGCAACTGTAATTCTTTGAGTCTGTGAAAATATGTTTGGATCAGCAACTGGAATAATATCTACTTTATCATCAAAGTCTGCTTGGAATATTTGTCTTTGTCCACCTACAATGTCGTATGGATAAGCAGGTGGTAAATAAGTTACAAAACATTTTGCAAGTAACATAAATTCTTGTTTCATTGATGCGTACAATCTTTTGTGTATTGCTGACATAACCCGCGATCCGCGCTCCAATAACGCAACTGTCGTGCCAACTGCTGCACTCTGATTACCATCACCCACTTGCATGTCTGCGATGCTCGCGAATCTTTGTCCTGATTCTACAACCGTGCTTAACAATTGTAGGAGCACGGTGTTAGGACCGGTGAAAGGTAAAGGCATAAATGCATCTCTAAGATTTCCACCAGGTGCATCAACGTCACGGAACTCGCCCGGCTGCAACGGTTGAGCTTCGTCTCTGACGCGGATGCCTCGCATTTTGAATCCGGCCGGTAAGTTTGACAAGGTGCCGGCGTCTAAAAGTTGTCTTAGAGCGGCTGTGGCAGTCCGTGATAGACCGCCGATCATGTGGATTAGGCCGAACCCGTAAAATCCGAGTCCTGGTAGAAATTTAAAATGCACAAAATAATCTTTTCTGCGTTTAGCAGGATCGTTCTGTGCAAAATTACGTCTGATAGATAACACAGTGCTTGTGTCTTCTTCAATAGTTACAATGTATGGTAATTTTAAACCTGTTGGTTCTCCTGTTTGAGGATTCATATCTTCAAACCCTTCGATGTCTAGTTCACAATGACATTCTAATAGTGTGTGTACTTCATCAATATTGCTTGATGACGTTCCTTGTATGTCGTCTTTTGTTTCTCTAACTTCATCAGAAATATCAATAGAGCCTTTGCCAACTGCAACATCTCTATAAAAACCTGTTAACTGTTGTCTTCTTAATTCGTTAGAAGTCATTTTAATTGTATGAATAATTGTATCCGCATCGTCTAATGAAGTTGCTGTATAGGGCACAACTAAATCTTCTGCAGGTACAAACTTAGATACACATCTTCCAAGAGCTGCATCATAATAAATCTTTTTAAATGTAGAACCTGATAGCGGTAAGTTAAATAACATTTGATCAAACTCAGGTTCGTATTCTTTCATTTCACACATCATTTGATAGTTCATAAACTCTCGTACACGATCAGACTGTTTTTCTTTTTGGTCGTTTATAACTCCAACAATACGAGTTCTAACCGGACCGTCTGCAGGGAGTAATTCTTTATAAGCTAAAGACTGAAACTGTGTAACTGCTTCTGCAAGCACAGGATGTGTTGCACCACTTGCACCTTGAAAAGGGTCTGATCTATTTTCGTATTTAAATCCTAGTAGGTCTAGACCTTTGGTATATGTATCTTCCCACTCGGACCTAGAGCCTTTGTATTCATCATAGCTGTTTTCTAAATCAGATGAAATTTCACCTAGTATGTCGTCTTCTAAAAATTCTGCTAAGTTAGCATCATGTTGTTGCGCAGCTTGTGCCGCCATTGTTGCTGGATCAAAATCTACTTCTGCTCCACCATCATCAGTCATTTGTATATCAACATCATCAGCACCTAATTCTCTTTCTGGTGTTTCAATTGCTACTTCTTCACCAGGTATAACCTGCTTTGGTACTTTAATTTGATCTTCTAGTGCTTTATCTATTGCCATTACTTACTCCTAAATAAACTTCCCATGCCGTCTGACATTGGTCCTTTTAGCGGTGGTATTGTACCACCTTTTGATTTTTTTGTCCTTGGTTTAAATGGTATAATATTATCTTTTGCTTTATTTCCTAATTTATCTAATTGTTTAAAATCTACTTGAGCTCCAATTATTTCTGTACCATCAAAAATTGGTTTTGGTGTTAGATCACCCCCTAGTTTTTCTATCTCAAGTAAGTCATCCATTCTGTCAACAGCGTTATCCATATATTCAAAATAATCATTACTTAAACGTGGATTAGGATCATCATAAATTTGCTTAGCAACTTTGTCTCTCATAGCTTGTGCAATTTTTGTTCTTTGTGCTTGTGTAAGTAATCCAAATTTTTGACCTGTCAATATAGCTTCTGCTTCTAATAAACTTGAGTTAAGACCTCGCCCAGTCGGTTCATCAACAACTTCGTCAGGAACTCTGTTAAGTTGTTTTTTAAATATTTCATCAAACTGTTCGTTAGAAACACCTTTTTGTGTAAC